TGAAGTGTTTGGCACATTAGTTTTTGAAACAAAGATGTTAAAGAAAATTATTAATGCATCTATTAATAATAACCAGGTTAGGAGTGTATCTGGTGGAGACCATAACGCATCTAGAATGTATTTACTAAATATACAAAATCTTTTTTCTCAAAATATAATTAAAAAAAGTATTGACAGTAAATAATTTTTAATATACAATATAATTTTATTAACTAAAAAAGGAGTACACCAATGAGTGTAATAAGTGGAACTGCTTACTGGGCGAGCATACAAAGCCCAAACACAAAGTTTGAACCAAGCTGGCAAATAGATGTTGGTAATCTAGATGATGCTAACAAAGCTATTGCAGAGAAAGATGGTCTCAATATAAAGACTGATGAGACTAAAGGAGATTATGTTACTATCAAAAGAAAAGTTAAAAGAAAAGATGGTAACGATAATACTCCACCTGTAGTAGTTGATGCACAGAAAAGACCTATGATGGATTTAGTAGGTAATGGTTCTAAAGTTAATGTACTATACACAACGTATGAGTGGAAGTACGCAGGTAAGGAAGGAATATCCGCAGACCTAAAAAAGATTCAGGTTGTTGATTTAATTCCTTACGAAGAGAGAGAAGACTTTGATGTTGTCTCTGATGGTTACGCATCTGCAGAAGCAGGTGGTGAAAAAATTCCTTTTGCCTCTTAATAAGGAATAGTGGGAGACTGTGTAGTTTAGCAGTCTCTCATGCAGTATCATGAAAAAAATAGAAACATTAGTAGAAGATATCTATAACTTATTTGAAAAGAAGAATGAAAACTTAACAGAAAAAGAAGTAGATAAATGTATAGATAATTTTGCTAAGTCTGTTAAAGTTCATGTAAAAGATTTTTTAAAACAAAGACCTGAAGAAAAACCTAGGTTGAGATTATCGACAATAGGTAGACCTGATAGACAGTTGTGGTATGATTTTAAAAAGCCACATAATAAACCTTTAGCACCAAGCACTAGAATTAAATTTCTTTATGGTTATATATTAGAAGAGTTATTAATTATGTTGTCTTCTATTGCCGGTCATAAAGTAACACAACAACAAAAGCAAGTACAGGTTGAAGGAATAAAGGGACACCAAGATTGTTTTATTGATGGAGTATTAGTAGATTGTAAGAGTGCATCTGGTATAGGTTATAGTAAATTTAAATATAATAACTTATCTAGTGATGACCCTTTTGGTTATATACCTCAAATATCTGCATATGCTGAAGGTAATGGTGTAGAAGAGGCCGGCTTTCTAGTTATTAATAAATCAACAGGAGAAATATGTTATACAAAAGTACATTCATTGGAGATGATAAATGCAGGAGATAGAATACAAAAAATTAAAAAAGTTGTTAAATCAAATGCACCACCAAGTAGATGTTATCCTGCGATTCCTGATGGAAAATCTGGTAACTTTAGGCTCAATACTCCTTGTGTTTATTGCAATTATAAGTTTGATTGCTGGAGTGATTCTAATGATGGTAAAGGACTTCGTTCTTTTAAGTATTCAACTGGGCAAAGATATTTCACACATGTTGAGAAAGAGCCTAATGTAGAAGAGATAAAGTGAAGAAAGAACCTGATATAATACAGATAGAAAACATATTTTATTCAGAACCTATTAACTCTGAAAGAAGATTATTTTTGTCTGTAATATTACAAGCACTACTAGATGTATCTAAAAAAATTATTACACCACAAGATAAAGTAAATAAGTCTAGAGCAGAGTCTTGGTTTTTTACAAGTGTTGGAGTAACGTGTGAAAACTTTGAATCAGTTTGTCAAATGGCAGGAGTACAGCCGAGTAAAGCTAGGTCATTTGCTTATCAGGTTATACGTTCTACTGATAAAAACTTTTTAAGAAAAAGAATAAGAAATGTTTTGAGAGGTGAAGATGACAAAGAAAAATAAAGATTTGACATTTGCAGAAAGTCATGCTAAACTATATGCTGATATGATAAATTATGAGGAGCAAGAAAACATGGGAATGATGGACGAAGCAATAAAAGAAACAGTAAAAAGTAAAGGCTTTGTAAAAACAGATTTAAAAAAACAAGCATTAAAAGCTACATTAAAACAAGTAGGTGGTAATCATTATAAAGATTGTAAGATACAACCTATAGAATATATTGTAGGAAATGATTTAACTTTTTGTGAAGGTAATGCTATTAAATATATTACCAGACACAGACGAAAAGGTGAAGGTGCTAAAGATATTGAGAAAGCAATTCACTATTTAGAAATGATATTGGAGACAGAATATAATGATGAATAATTATTTACCAACAGAGTATCAAAGTTTTATACACTTATCTAGATATTCTAGATGGTTGCCTGACGAAGGCAGAAGAGAAACATGGATTGAAACAGTATCTAGATTTAGTAACTTTATGCAGATACATTTAAAGAAAAATTTAGGTGTTGAAATAGAAAGTGAAACATGGAGACAGATAGAAGATTATATTATTGGTCTTTCTGTTATGCCTTCTATGAGAGCACTAATGACTGCCGGCACTGCATTAGAAAGAGAAAACATTGCTGGTTATAATTGTTCTTATATTCCTATTGATAATCCAAAAGCATTTGATGAGATACTTTATATTCTTATGAATGGCACAGGTGTAGGTTTTTCTGTTGAAAGACAGTATGCAGATAAGTTGCCTACTATTCCAGATAGAGAGTTTGAAAAAACAGATGATGTAGTATCTGTCAGTGATTCAAAAGAAGGGTGGGCAAGAGCATTTAAGGATTTAATATCTTATCTTTATACGTGTAGAATACCAAAGATAAATGTTAGCAAAGTAAGACCAGCAGGTCAAAGATTAAAAACATTTGGTGGTAGAGCAAGTGGGCCACAACCTTTGGTTAATCTTTTTGATTTTGTTATTGATAAATTTAAAAATGCAAAAGGTAGAAAATTAAACTCTATGGAGTGTCATGATATTGCATGTAAGACAGGTGAAGTTGTAGTTGTAGGTGGTGTGCGTAGGTCTGCTTTAATATCTTTGAGTAATTTATCTGACCAAAGATTAAGAGCAGCAAAGTCTGGTGCTTGGTGGGAGACAACTCCTGAAAGAGCATTAGCAAATAACTCTGTTGTATATACTGAAAAACCAGATGCAGGTATTTTTATGAAGGAGTGGTTGTCTTTATATGAAAGTAAGTCTGGAGAGAGAGGTATATTCAACAGAGTATCAGCACAAGAAAAAGCTAGAGAAAATGGTAGACGTAATGGAGGTTATGATTTTGGTACTAATCCTTGTAGTGAAATAATATTAAGACCTAATCAATTTTGTAATCTAACAGAGGTAGTTGTAAGACCTATGGATACTGAAGAAAGTTTACACAGTAAGATAGAAGTTGCTACTATATTAGGAACAATACAATCTACATTAACTAACTTTGGTTATCTAAGAAAAAGATGGCAACAGAATACTGAAGAGGAAAGACTTCTTGGTGTATCTCTTACAGGTATTATGGATAATTCTCTTCTTAATAGAAGAAGACATAAACTACCAGAGATGTTACAAAGTATGAAAAATAAAGCAGTAGTAGTAAATAAAGAATGGGCTAATAAATTAGGCATACCTCAGTCAACAGCTATTACTTGTGTCAAACCTTCAGGAACAGTAAGTCAATTAGTTGATAGTGCTAGTGGTATTCATGCTAGACATAACTCACATTATATAAGAACAGTTAGAGGTGATAACAAAGACCCACTTACAGAGTTTATGAAAGAACAAGGTATTCCAAATGAGCCAGACGTAATGAAGCCAGACCATACCACAGTGTTTTCTTTTCCTATGGAATGTGATGCAAGTGCTGTATTTAGAAACACATATTCAGCTATTGAACAATTAGAAATATGGAAATCTTATGCACAACATTGGTGTGAACATAAACCTTCTGTAACTATCTCTGTTAAAGAAGAAGAATGGGTAAACGTAGGTAACTGGTGTTGGGATAATTTTGATTATCTTTCTGGTGTATCTTTCTTACCTTTCTCAGACCATACTTATCAGCAAGCACCTTATCAAGATATAGATAAAGAACAATATGAATCTTTACAATCTAAGATGCCGGCTAAAATAGATTGGTCTAAGTTACAAGACTTTGAGAAAGAGGATAATACTAGAGGTTCACAAGAGTTAGCATGTACTGCAGGTTCATGTGAGTTAGTAGATATTTAATTTTTTTGTTGCACCTAAATAAAAAAAATGTTATAATATCCCTATGGCAAGAAAAGCAATAGGAGCAATTAAGAAGTTTAAATCTTTTTTTAAGAAGGTTACTTCTATAGGCAACTCTGTTAGAACTAGACCAAAGAATAAACATAAACGTAGAAACTATAAAAAATATAAAGGACAAGGTAAATGAAAATAATTTTATTATTAATAGTAAGTTTAATTACAGTACAATTAAAAGCAGATGCATGGTTTGATTCAGTAGGATATAGATACTACCATGATTTAGATAATGAACGTAAGGGTTCTAAGTTTAGAAGTTATGCTACTAAAAAATTATCTAATGATGATAGATTAAAGATAGCATATGAAAGACAAAGACCTGGTAGTGGTTTTGAATCAGGTGTGTTTTTTATAGATTACGAATGGAAGTTCTA